CCCTGCTGCGTGTAGCGCCCGGCCAATAAGGCCATCGTTCGCATCCCGCCTCGCCTTGTATCTCACTTCGTGCCTCGTTGATGCAGCGACCTAACCAGATAATCCACCACGTTCTATTGCTCCGCTTTAACTCTGGCACGAAGTCTCTCCACAGCCTTTTCACCCCACAACTGGCGCACCAGCCCAATCGTATCCCTATCCGACAATACGGCAGCAGCGCCAGCCTCTCGGATCAGTTCAGCGACCCTATCACGGTTGACCTCAACGCCTCTGGCTAACTGCGCGTCGTAGAACTTTAAGCGGTTCAGCGGGGATTCTTGTACTGCCGAGTTCCACATAGCCTGATTGGAGTGGAACTGGTGTTCTAGGTTGTGACTTGGTTTAGGCTTTTCTGGTTGAGCTTGTTTAGTCGGAAAGTAAGTAAATTCATCACCCATATATAACCTCTCTATGGTTTAGAACTGATGACTGATGGTGATTCCGCACGGTTGAGACGGAGTACGCCTAACGTGGATCGTGCGGAATTGATGACTGACGGAGCCATCCGCTGTCGGCTACTTTTCACCAGATTGCTCCGGTTGCCATTTGCGCTTCCCGACGATACGCCGCGCACCCACAGGCTGGCTGCCCCGGTGTGGGTTTAAGGTCATCTTGCGCGTAGTTTCCCCGACCAAGATGCCCGAGTAATTAGGCGTGGTGGGGTGGTTGACAGGACTAGAACAGTCCTTCAGACTTCCATCACGCTTAATCCGCAAATCTAGCGTAAGGCAGCCCCCCTGCCGCGTCAAGCCCCCGCCAACCGGGGGTTTTTCGTTTCTGGCGTCATCTACGGCCTGACAGACGATCTTAATGACCGCTGCCCTCTCCCTTGCCCTACGCCGTGAAGCCCTTGCAGACGCACGGCGCTCGCTTATACGCGACCAATAGTAGGCACGGTGATAGGCGGTGCGGCTCATAACGCCTCTACCGCAGCAATACGCTCACCGATCCAACGCATGACAGGTACAGCCATGCTATTGCCCATTGCCTTGTAACGCGGGCCGTCAGGTGACTCTGTTTTGTTGCGCCAAGGAATGTTGGTGTAACCGTCTGGGAAGCCTTGTAGGCGTTCGCACTCAACGGGTGTGAGGCGGCGCACTTGCATTGTCTGCGCGACCATAGGCGTATTACGACCGCTTGGATTGCTATTTGTGTTGAGAGTGTTGGTTACCTCGCCAACCCGCACCTCTCCCAATTGGTTTTGAGCAAACGCCATTGGTTGAACAATGGTGGCGTGAGCGGCATTGTCACGCGCAAGGGTATGGCATGGATCGCCCGGCTCCCGTGATTGACGGTTCACAGGGGCGGTAATTTGGAAAAAGTCATATGGGATCGGTTGAGCAACTGCCATTGTTTGATTTTTGATTAACGTGCCAGAAAGGTTTTCTGGCTTACCTATGGGGTCAAGAGCTGATTGCCAAGGAAAAGCCATTGGTTGTGCTACGCCATGAACATCAGTTTTTGTTAACGTAAACATTGCCCCAGACGTATCTGCACCCACTCCGTTTGGGCCAGAATTTTCATCACGACCAATAATTGTTGCTTGAATTGCAACAGGCACCATTTTGGCTGAATTACGGTTCATTCCGTCTGTGCCGGGGTCTTTATAGTCTCTGGCGTTAAGCGGGCCACACAGTTCAACGCCTCCCTCAACGTGGGCGGCAGTTCCTTGCCCCTTTTCTCGGCTCGGCGCAGGATGCCCTTGCAGGCTGTGGCGCTCAAATAGAACCGCTGCGGCACGTTGCCAGTTTCCAAGGTATCCGACAACGAACACACGACGGCGGCGCTGGGCCACTCCGAAGTATTGAGCGTCAAGAACCCGGTAGGCGAACCCATACCCGAGTTCTGCCAACATTCCGAGGAAGGTTCCAAAGTCCCGTCCTCCGTTAGACGACAAGACGCCGGGGACGTTCTCCCATACCAGCCACTCGGGGCGATAGCGTTTAGCAATTGCGCCGTAGGTAAGCATGAGGTTGCCACGCGGGTCTGCCAGTCCTTTTCGCAGTCCTGCGACGCTGAAGGATTGGCAAGGGGTTCCTCCCACAAGAAGGTTGATTGGTTCATCAGGCCATGCCTCATATTGGGTCATGTCCCCATAGTTAGGGACGGTGGGGTAATGGTGTTTAAGTACGGCAGACGGGAAAGGCTCTATCTCGCTGTACCACGCGGCTTGCCATCCCAGCGGATGCCACGCCACGGTAGCCGCCTCTACGCCGCTGCACACGCTTCCGTAACGCATTAACGGGGACGGGCAACTTTGCCCGCCTCGTATTGCCAGCGTCTTGCGTCAGGGACTTTGCCTGCCTTGACCCATTGCTGCACCGCTGCTCGGGTAACCCCGAAAGCCTTGGCAACAGCATATTGAGAGCCGTATTGCTTGATCAGTTGTTGCGGTTTCATGGGAGGGGAGGATAGGGGGGTTGACATAGCCTGTCAAGGTAACTATCCTATGCCTCGTTGATTAACAAACCACAGATAGGAGCAATAGATATGCCTCGCAAAGACACATTTCACGCCTTCGGCACCTTCTACGCCCTCAACAACAAGTTTGAGGTGCGCGTGGAGTACACGCAGGACACCGATGGCGGCATCATTTTGGAGGCTGCCGACCTGATCGGCATTTTTTTGGACAACGACAAGGCTGCCGCATCGCTTAACCACGACATCAAGCTAGACATCTGCAACCTTGACGCAGACGCGATCTGGTTGTTTGAAGAAATTGCCACGCAAGATGCCTTGATGAACGGCCCGTGGGATGACGGACGATGAGCCGCTCACCCTGGCCGCAATTTATCGGTCTAATCATTTTGTTTGCACTTGCCGCCATTAACGACCCTTGTGGTGACGGCGGCTGCACCCCACAAGAGGAGCGCGCAGCTCATGCACGATGACGATATGACTTGGTGGCATCACCAAGACCAATTGATGCAAGAACTGGAAGAACAAGAACGCATAGAAGCCTGCAACAAGGCAATAGACGAGCTAAAGGAGAACAACGATGAAAGTATATGAAAAAATTGCGGCGGTTACCGCCGAGCTGTCCAAAATCGGAATCAGCAAAGAAAGCAAAAATCATTCGCAGGGTTATGCTTTCCGCGGTATTGACCAGGTTTATGGTGCGCTGTCGCCGTTGCTGTCAAAGCACGGCCTTTGCATTCTGCCGCGCGTCAAGGATCGGCAAGTTATCGAGCGTCAGAATCGAGCAGGCACGGCGCTGTTCTACGTTACGCTGACTGTAGAGTTTGACTTTGTATCCGCCGAGGATGCCAGCAAGCACACCGTGGTCACAATCGGTGAGGCGATGGACTCGGGCGACAAAGCCAGCAATAAGGCCATGTCTGCGGCTTACAAGTACGCCGCCTTTCAAGCGTTCTGCATTCCGACCGAGGGCGATAATGACGCCGACGCCCAGACGCATGAAGTGGCTGCCAAACCCGCCTTTACGAACGACCCTAGGGGCGATATGGGTAAAGATATTGACCCCGCCGAACGAGACTTGTTTGTAAAAAAGTTTCGCGCTGCGTTTGATCTTGACGCCGAGGAGAAAGACATCGCTTTGGCGGTGCTAGGCGTTCACGAACAAATTAACGCTGACCATGAGTTGTATATCGCCGTCGCCGACGCCATGACGGCCAAGGAACGGTCTGCCATCAAGAAATACATTCAAATAGCCAAGGAGCAAAACCGTGCCTGATTACGACCCGAACATGAAAGGCGTCCTGTTTAAGAACAACAAGGACGGCAACGAGAAGCGCCCCGACTACCGTGGTTCAGCGGTGATCAACAACGTGGACTACAACCTGTCGGCTTGGATTAAATCCAGCCAAAAGACAGGCGATAAGTACATGAGCATTAAGATTGAACCCAAAGGCGAGGGCAAGTTAGCGCGTACCGGCGAACCGCAGCGCCAAGCCACCAAGAAGCCAGAAGTCACCGAAACTAATTGGGACGACCTTGATACACCCTTCTGACTTTGAGGCGAGGTTTAGGGCAAGTCGCCCGGCAGAAATTGTCGTGGCGACTTATCTCCTCAACATCGGCCATACGGTGACGCTGCCCAAACGGCGCATGGCAAAAGACTTTGCCGACCGGGCAGAGTTTGCCGATAGGGGCGACATCTATGCCTCGGGCAAGCGCATAGAGGTAAAGCACATCAAGCATGATTTTGCGTATCAGGCGTGGCCGTTTGAGACGGCCGCCATCTGTGCCAAGAAGTCGTTTGACGCTGCCGATCCTCGCCCCGACTATTACTACATCGTCAACGCCAGCATGACCGTAGCGGCGTTGGTGGACGTTAAAACGACGTTTCCTGATTGGCGTGTGCAAAAGATAGTGGATCGTGAGCGCGGATATGATTACGACGTTTATGCCGTCACGCCCGAATACCTTGGCTGGCGGTACATAGACTTTGAGGAACGGCTGTGAAACGCATATTCCCTAAAGG